TCGGATGAGTGGCGCGGTCAGAGGTTTCGGCGCGCTCAACGCCGTTGAACCCGGCCATGATGAAATCGAGCGCCTGCCGCTGGATGATGGCATCGCGAATACGGCGCTGGAAGTCCTGGAAGCGCGCCCACAAATCCAGCTTTTTATATTTGAAGTGGAAGTCAAAGTTGACCTGATCGCACTCGTATTTTTTGGACTCCAGCGCGGTAAAGTCGGCGGTTTTACGCTCCTTGCCGCTGTTGGTGTCCGTGGTGCTGGCGATGGTGCCATTGACGCCGACGCCAATTTTTTCACCCTTCAGCTCATCCACCGGCACGATATTAATTTTCTGCAAAAAGGCCGAGGACATCTGCACGGTGTTCATCATGGTTTGCGTGACGGATGGCTCGACGTTGAATTTTTTACTCACGTCGTCCGTGTCGATGCCGTTCAGCTCGGCAACGCGGGACAGGTAGGCATTGAATTTAAAACGGGTTTCCTGACGCATAGTCTTTCCTGTTTGGTTAATTCACGACCGTTTAGCAGTCGGTCAGCAGCTCATCACCACCGCCACCGGTGGATAGCTTGCGGCGTGGCTGCGTGGTGCTTTCGGTTTTATCCAGCGACGTTTTTAACTGGCTGAATGCCTGGCTGGTCTGGTCGGCCTTCGTGGTGACGTCCTTTTTCAGCGTCGCAAAGGCATTTTCCAGTGTGGCAAGACGCTGCTCAGTGGCAGTGAGATTTTCCTGCACATGTTCACTGACGGTCGTCACGGCCTCATGCACATCCTGAAAACGGGCGTCATCGCTGGCCTGTTTGCGGCTGAAGATCGCTTTCACTTTGTCGCTCAGGGCTGTAAAGACATTTTCCGCCTGGTCTTCAAACTCCAGTTCGGCGAGGGTGGCGACGGAAATCAGGTTGCCCGGCTCGGCTTTGAAACGGTTGAGGGGGTTAAATTTGGCACCCCGGCAAAATTCGAGATATTCGGTGCCGAGGCTGGCGGGGTCATCGGTCACGGCGAGGCCGACCAGGTAGCATTTACCGCTATTGGCGAAATTCGGCTGAATTTCCATTGAGGTGTAGACCTTCTGCAATTTTTTATTCATTGCGATCAGGTCATCGGTCGGGGTGATTTTGGCGAACAGCGCCAGCTTGCCTTTCAATACCGAATCGTCGTCAATCTTTTCAGACTTCAGCTCAACCACATCGCCGTAACGACTGAACGGGCCATCCGGCAGAATGCCTTTCAGGTGTTCGAGGTTAATGCGGCAACCGTAGACGCGGGGGTCAAAGGTATCGCCTTCGACGCCGATGCGAAACCATTTTGAAACTTTTTTTGCCATTGTCAGGAGTCCTGATGTCGGGTTAACGGGTCGGGGTTAGTTTCCCGACGTCGCCGCCCACCCGCTATCTATCCCGGATGGCTTATCCCTCACACAACAGCACCTTAGCGATTCGCATCACCCGTTTCTTTAGCCTTGCCCTGTATCAATCACGGCGAGGCATCCATGACCATCACCACCGACACCACTTTGTTAAACGACCCGCGACGCCAGGCGGCTTTGCTGTACTGGCAGGGGTTTTCCGTGCCGCAGATTGCCGAAATGTTGCAGACCAAACGCCCGACGGTGCAGAGCTGGAAACAACGCGACCAGTGGGACGAAACGGCACCGCTGAACCGGGTCGAAAGCACCTTAGAGGCCAGGCTGATTCAGCTCTACGCAAAACCCAACCTGACGCCCCACGATTTCAAGGTGGCGGATTTTCTGGCCCGGCAGATGGAGCGCTTTGCGCGCATTAATCGCTATGGCCAGACCGGAAACGAGGTTGACCTGAATCCCAACGTGGCCAACCGCAATAAAGGCGACCGCAAAAAGCCGACAAAGAACTTTTTCAGCGACGAGGCTATCGAGAAACTGGAAGAGATTTTCTTTGCAGAGTCTTTTGAGTATCAGCTGCGCTGGCACCGCGCCGGGCTTGAGCACCGCATTCGCGACATTCTGAAATCGCGCCAGATTGGGGCGACGTTCTACTTTTCCCGGGAGGCGCTGCTGCATGCGCTGAAAACCGGCCACAACCAGATTTTTCTGTCAGCGAGTAAGACGCAGGCGTATGTTTTCCGCGAGTACATCATTCAGTTTGCGCGCCTGGTCGATGTCGACCTGACCGGCGACCCGATTGTCATCGGCAACAACGGCGCAAAGCTGATTTTTCTCGGCACCAACTCAAACACCGCGCAGAGCCACAACGGCGACCTGTATGTCGATGAAATTTTCTGGATCCCCAACTTCCAGAAACTGCGCAAAGTGTCGTCGGGCATGGCCTCACAAAGCCACCTGCGCAGCACCTACTTTTCGACGCCTTCCACCCTGGCGCACGGCGCTTACCCGTTCTGGTCGGGGGAATTGTTCAACCGTGGACGCGCCCGCACCAGCGAGCGGGTCGACATCGATATCAGTCATGACGCGCTCGCCGCTGGCGTGGCGTGTCCCGACGGTCAGTGGCGGCAGATTGTCACCATTGAGGA